CGTTGCCGTTTTCAAAATCTATGTTGCCAACATTTTCACCTGCATTATAAAGTTTAAGGTATGTTGTGTCTGAGCTACTGTTAGTTGCCGCTTGTATTTCTAAAGGACTGTCAGGTGAACTCGTCCCAATTCCCACGTTGCCACTGGAATCGATGCGCATGCGTTCTGTGCTGGAAGCTCCTGTACCAAACAACAAGTTATTATAAGCGCGGATACCACCGTCTGTGGCAGCACCGCCATTTACACCAAAACCTCCAGTTCCTAAAGCAATAGCGTCATAAGTTCCGTTGTTTACTGCGTATCCTACATTTGTAGAAGTGTTAACGCTGTTTTGTTTTATATTACCACTGGCTAAGATGCGGAGGCGTTCTGTATCTGTTCCAGTCGTGCTTGATTCAATAACCAAATCGCCTGTAGAAGCATTTTCACGACCCATTGACCAATGATAGTCTGAGCTATATCCAAATCTAATTTGTGATTGTTCGGATAGGACACCTGAGTAAACTGCGGCTCTATCCGCCGTGACGCTGCCCGTGACATCAATGCCAGAGGCTGTGGTGGCTAGTTTGGCTGACCCATCATGATTCGCCGTGAAGTTATATGGATTAGACCCTACTTCAAGAACAGTACCACCACTGTCTTCCGTGTACAGTCTCTTGTTAGTTAAGTCTACGGCAAGCTCTCCAGCTACCAAATCGGAGGCTGTGGGAGCACCTGAGCCGCTTTTAGTTACAATTGTTGTAGCCATTGTTTAATTCCCTTGTTAGTAAGTGCCGCCTGAGAGCGTACCAGTTGTCATGTTGTCTGCGTTTAGAGTTGAATCTGATTGTAGTGCTGAGTCAGCTAAAGTACCCTGTGCTGAAGTAGCTGCATCAGTAATGCCGTAGCCAGCCAGTGTAGTCGGTGTGGCGCTAATCTCAGCAAAGGTTAGACCAGAGCCTGCGTCAATCCAAGAAGCACCGTCGTAAACCCTCATAACGTCTGTGGTTGAATTGTAGTACAACGCACCAGTAACAAGAGCGTCACCGTCGTTGTCTACAGTTGGGTCAGAGGTTTTAGAACCTAAGTACCTGTCGTCAAAAGAGTCTAGGGCTGCTGCTGCTGATGCTGCGCTGTTTGCTGCTGCTGTTGCGCTTGTGCCTGCATTAGTTTCGCTCGTAGCCGCCGCTGTTGCGCTGTTAGATGCGTTGGTTGCGGAGGTTGCAGCGTTGGTCTCGGAAGTAGCAGCATTAGTTTCAGACGTAGCAGCAGCCGTTGCAGAGTTGCCAGCATTTGTTTCAGACGTTGCAGCATTAGTCTCGCTAGTCGCTGCATTGGTTTCTGATGTTGCAGCGTTGGTTGCACTTGTGCTTGCCTCTGATGCTTTAGTAGTAGCCGTAGTGGCGCTACTTGATGCGCTGGTGGCGCTGGCTGCTGCGTTGGTTTCAGACGTTGCTGCATTAGACTCTGCTGTTTCTGCATTAGTTTCTGCGGTTTCTGCGGCACCCTGAGCTACTACTGCGGCATCTTTAGCTACGACTGAAGCGTCTTTAGCAACAACTGAAGCATCTTTAGCTACTACTGCGGCTGCTCGTGCCGTGTCTGCGTCTGTGGCTGAATTAGCAGCCTCGTTTGCTTTAGTTGAAGCAGTCGCCGCATCGGTCCCAACTTGGGACGCTACTGCGTCTGTAGTTGCATCACCAGTACCTCCAGTACCTCTAAAGATACCCATAGACTGCTCCAGCTAAAGAAAACAAAAGAAAAGAAAAAAGGGGGCCTAAGCGACCCCCGTAGAGTTCGTTACTCAGCAACAGCGAGAACGAAACCAGCTTCAGGACGATACACCTGAACACCGTACAGACAATCAGCCGTGTACAGAGTTGACAAGTATTCCTGCTTGTACTGGGTTTGTGAGCGTACTGACTGCTGCTCTGCAAGGACAATAGCGTCTTTGTGGAACAAGAGTGCAGCACGAGTGTCGATAGAAGAAGCAGTGTTATCACCAGCAGCTTCGATAGTAGCACAGTTAGCAGACACATAAACGTCTACGCCGTACAAGTTACCGATAAGCCCTGAGTTTACAGTGCTGCCAGATACGAAGTCAGAAGACACGTATCGGTCGATACCCATGATCGTGTTACGAACAGAAGGTGGGATAATAAGTACACGATTTTCCATCGGTACATTATTGTCGTCTAACTTCTGAATCATGTTACGGAAGAAGGCATCAGTAAACACGTCACTTGCGTCCATCGTGTCGTCAGTGTACTGAGTCGTCGTACCGGCGTCATTGAAGAAAGCACCAGTGTGCTGGTAGTCAGTAGGCGCTACTGAACTAGAAAACACAACTGCACCACCGTCACCAAAACCAGTACCACAAGAGTGCAAGTCTGCATCAATTTTGGTAGCCAGAGCGTAACCAGCGTCTTCAGTGTAAAACTGACGTAAGCTGTTGAGAGCTTGTACTTCAACGATGTCTTCGATGAGACGTGAGTACTCAAAGTGTCGATCGATGTCAACAGTCAGTTCGCCTTCGGTGTTAGCAATGATAGTAACTGCCGTATCAGCAGCCTTAGCATTTGCGTCGCCACGTACGGGCTTAGGGATGTGAAGCTTGTCGCCTTTCTTGCCACTCATAGCGAGCTTTTTGACAAGAGGAGCCATCTTCAGGTTCTTTTGGTAAGCAGCAATAATCTCGTCACTCCAGATTTCTGGAATAAACGTACCTGCTTCAGTCTTTGCGGTAAAACCCCCCGCACCGGGATAAGTTGCAGTAGCCATGTCAATCTCCTTTTAGATTATTTGACTCGACCCTCCGCGTATGCTCTAAAGATTTCCTCTGATAAAGCTTGATAACGCTCTGGGTCTGTTTTCATTAGTTTAATAATGTCGGCCCTACGATATACTTTCCTACGACTAGCCTCACCACTACCCTGCATGTTACCCGTATTAGCTGCCTTAATTTGTTGCTTACGTGCCTGTTTCTCAACTTTCACGGTTTGTTCTGCTACTGTCTTACGCTCCTTCCAGAGTGAAAACAGCTCATCAGCAGCTTCAGCATTAAATTGTTGGTCAGCTTCTACGAACAACTGAGTCCTAATCTTTGAAGCTTTAATCCACTCAGCAAACTTAGGGTCCTTAAGGATACCCTGCATGTCTGGATGCTTGTTATTAAGCGTTGCCAGAGATGATTGTTTTTTGTAGTGAGCAGAGTACTCCTGCGCTTCTCTAATCTTAGGATGGTTCTCAATAGCACGATTAACGGCTGCTTGAGGGTCCGTAAAATAGTCAATATCGTCTTCAGGCTCAACGTACTGTTGAGGTGCTGGTTGCTGCGGTTGACTGCTAATGTAGTCATCCACAACCTTACGAAGCTCTCCTACTTCAGAGGATTGACGACCTAGTAGCTTCTCAGCTTCTTGGTGCATCTGCACGACTTGTTCTAAAGACTTGCCTTGGTATTTCTCTGGTACTGTAGGTTCTTCTTGAGGTTGCTCAACAAAGTCTTCTTGTTGAATCTCTTGTGCTTCGTTTTCTTCGGTGTCTTCCACAGTTTCCTCTTCAGGCTGCGAATCTACCATTGTCGCTCTAGACATAATTAAACTCCGTGAACTTAGTCATTATGGAGATTGAGGTTTTCTACCTGCTTGTTCGTGTTCCTTTACCCACTTCATGTGTCTACCGGGGAAGTCCCCAGAGTGTCCATCAAGTATAAAAGGCGGGGCAGACAGCATTTTTGTAGCACCAGCACCACATTTGCACCTACTCGTAGTGTCGCTGGAGTCTACAAATTTTTCATATACGTGTCCATTTTCACAACGGAAGTCGTATACCTTAATCATCTACTTCTTCTTCTTCTGCTTGCTCTCTGGACACTTTAATAGTGTTCTCCAGATTGATTACAGAAGCTAAGGCAGCAACTTGCCCCTTACGAAATAAGAAGTCTTCAGTGTCCTTGACTGTCTGAATGTCAGCCAAGGTAATTGCATTGTTAGAAAGCTCTTGAATGAGTTGTTTGAAACCTTCGTGATTGAAGAGTTCGTTGTAGTTGTTAAAGTAAGTTTCAAGCTCAGGCTTCATAAGTTCTCTTTAGTTGATACTATAGTTAATAGTATAGCATGTTTTTAGGTTAAAGTCAAGAAGTATTTAGTAGCCTTTCTTCATCGGCTTCTTCTTCTTCTTAGCTGCTTTCTTAGCTGCTGCTACTCCAGTTTTGGTGTACGGGTATTTAACCCCTCCGACTTTAGGCATTACTTTTTACTCCTTTTGGTTGTTTTGGCTGCTTGTTTGAAGGCTTTTGCACTGGGCGCACCTTTGGAACCCGGTTTACGCATCTTCTCCTTACTACCCGCAGCAATTCGTTTACGTTTTGCGTGGATATTATCATACAGACCTGCCACTACCATTTCTCCTTGTTAGCCCAGTAGGCTGCTGACATCTTGCCTTTAGCAATATTCTTAGCATGACGAGCCTTAAATGATTTGCGTCTGGCTTTCTCTTTCTCAGACTTAGGGGCTTTACCCGCACCACTAACTCCTTGCTGTCCAAACCTAATGGTCTTAACTTCGTCACCTTCTTTGGCAACTACTACGTGCGACTTAGTAGGGTGGTTAGGAGTCCTCTTTGGCTGATTGTAGCCGCTTACTCCCGCCCTTTCCAGCCTTGGGTCCTTCTCCTTTGGCATTACTCCATTCCTCCATTTTGCGTTCTAATTCCTCTAGGCGGTTCCATTGGGGCTGGAGGTGTTTCTTGACTTGGTCTAGGAGAATTGTTAGTTCTTTGTCCGTTAGCATTTTCTTTACCTTTGATTTGTCTTTCTTTTAAAAGAGTTTCTGCAACGCGCATACGTCTTTCAAACTCTTTGTCGTCTTGGTCGCCTTCTCGCAAGTTTCTTGTAACTGCGCTAATACGATCAATCTCTAGCTCCATAGGCACTGCCTGTGCTTCAGCAGCCAGCTTAGTAGCCCTTGCAGCAGACTCTTGGGCCTGAGCCGTTAGAGCCGCTGTCTGGGACTGCTGGAACTGCATCTGTGCTTGCTGTGCTGCCTGAGCCATCTGCTGTGCTTCTGGGTTAGGCTGCGTAGCTTTCTGCATTGCTGCAAGAAGTTCTTCACGGTTAGACAAGTTCATGTTGTCAATAATAGACTGAATCAGTGTATTGTACAACGGAGAGTCTTTTTCCATAGTCTGTAGTAGTTGTACAAGCTGAGTCACTTCGTACTCTCTAGCCATGATACCCAAAGTACTACTTGCGTTGAACTTGTAGTCAGAAACAGGGTAGTTCTCAGGGTCAAACTGCATGTAACGATAGGCAGCCTTCTTGACAAAAGGAATTAAGAAAGCTTGTTGGAAGTTAATCAGAGTACGTTTATGCCTTTTAATAATAGCACCGAGAGACATACTAATGCCAGAAGCCGTAGCTTCTCCATTAATTGAACCCGCGATTCCAGCAGAGTCAACCGCACCAGTAGCTTGTTGTACCATCTGCTGTAGAGCACCCGCCTGAGCAAACGTGATTTGACTAACTTGTCCAAAGTTAAACGGTTGTAAAATTTCACGCGGGTCTCCACTGGTTAGAATCATCTTGCCCGGACGTACTTCTGGTTTAGCACCTCGTGGCATCCTAGTGGCGTCTACAGCCAACATAGGATGAGTCGTGAGGCTCAGAGCGTCGATCCTAGCGCGTAACTCAGCGTCAAGGGCCTTCTGTGAGTTGTAACCCTTTTCACACACGCCACGACCCCAGAACCTAGAGGGAACTACGTCCCAAGGGAAGGCTACGATAGGTCTGTCCTGCATCATGTAAGGGTTAGCCTCGGCTTTCAACAAGACACCACCATTGGCAACTACTACGACTGCTTCTACGTACTTTGACTTGCTTTTGGAGTCTTCTACTAACTCTACTTCTTCTACTTCATCGTCGTCACTGTCGTCTTCGTCGTCCTTAAAGGCGTTGTCAAGTAGTTCTCTGGGGACTAAACCGTAGTACTTAGTAAGACGTACTTTGTCGTCAGTGTACATGGTTAAGTCTTGGTCAGGCTCTAAGTTAGAGTCAGGAGCAGCAATACCTACGTGAACGTCCCTGTAGACCCCTTGTTCCTGTAGCATCTCTACCTGATGTAAGCTTACGAACTCATCTACGGCAACACCCATAGCGTCGTCTACGCTTGTTGCCACAGGGTCAATAAGGAAGTTCTGAGGCATCACAGGCTTAAGTTTTACCTTGACACGCTCAGTAATGTTGACACCGACTGCCGTTAAGTCACCACCCATGATAGGCTGTGTAGCCGGGGCCATCTCTTTCATTTCTTCGATGACAATCTCGCCAACACCTGTGCCAAACACAGCAGCATTAATGAGACACTCTGCTACTGCCTTACGGACCTTACAGTCTTCAAAGTCTTCCGTTAGTTTGTTTCTCAGGAACAACACGTCTTGACGCTCTGTGTCACCCATGTTGTCAGCTATGTCGAACCATTTGCCTCGACCAAAAGTAGCTTCCTCAAGTTCTGCTACGTTCGACTCCACAGCTTGCTGAAGAGCAGGGGCAATGATACGGCTCCTCTCTGACTTACGCTCAGAGTCAGCAGGGTCCCAGATGCCTCTCCAGAGCCTGTAGTACTCATCGAAACGTGCTTCGTAGTTTGACTCGTAGTTGTCACGCCAGTCGTCACACTTAGTCATTACCCAGTCTTCGATAGTTTCTTCTATCAACAAGGGGTCTTGTTCAAATAGTTCGGTCATATTAGTATCCTGATACTACGTCTAAAATTTCATAGTCATCGACTTCATAATCATAGTCGTACGCTACGTGTGCAAGCTGGTCTATGTAAGCTAAAGCATCTATCAAGTCGTCGTGAGTTAGTGCGTCAGGGAACTGAAAGAGTTGGTCTAAGAACCTAGAGTTCCACTCCCCTTTCTTAAGTGTTACAAAGCCATTCTCAAAGCGCCCCTGTAACGCCCACATGACCCTGTCAGTCTTCTTTTTATTTCCGTGGGTTAGCTCCTCGACTCTAAAGAACGTCCCGTGACGCTTCTGTAGGTCCATCAGAGGGGACATTACTGCCTGCTTTGCTATACCCCTCTCGATACCCACGCTAACTGGTTCGTAGTCTCGGACTGCTTGGAATATCTTGGCCGCTGTTTCGTCGAGAGTCCACCTACCGTAAATAATGTTTTCAACGAACCAACCATTAGGGTTCACTTTAACTACTGCAATTGCCGTTTCGTCTAGCTTAGTGTTCTTTGTGCGCTTCTTGTTTACTTCTTCAAAACCAGCTAAGTCAACTGCAATGTAGTAGTCCCCTTCACCACTACTCTCTTCTCCGAACTTTACCCAGTCCTCTTTAAACATTTCTGACCCACGAGCTTCAAATGACGCCATAAATTCCTGACGAAACGCATAGCTCGACATAGACTTCTTAGCGGTGTCAATTTCATTTGGGTCCAAGATTGGGTTGTCATAAGAAGTAAAGTGCCATGCTTTGTAAGTCTCGTCGTCACCTAGCTCTGCGTATTTATATAAGTCGTAGAAGTGGTTGCGACCCATAGGTGTTCCTATGAACATGGCACAACCCTTTTGGTCAGCCAAGGCTGGTCTTAGGATCTGCTCAAATACGTCAGGCTTCATGTCTGCGTACTCGTCCAACACTAGGAACTTAAGTGACACACCACGCATAGTCTCTGGTCTATCGGCCCCTTTGAGGCTTATGGTTGCACCGTTGACTAACTTAATCTGCAAGTTGTTAATGTGGCTACCTGAGATAACAGGGTTCCCTAGTTCCAACAAGGTC